TCAATCGTGACGGTGCGTAAGTCTACGAACATGGAGTGGATCGAGTGGGGTATCAACCATGGCGTCGATCACACGCTGCTTGGTTGGTGTAAGGACAACCCGCAGTTGTTCGCATCGTTCGAGGACGTGAAAGACCCGGAGAACAATCCGTACATTTTCCATCCCAAGTCTGCGCGAACATCGTTTGTCACACCCCGGTCACTTGAAGCTGCGTCTGACTGGCTGAAGGTGCGGGCAGACATGGATGACCAGACGCTCACTGCGTTGTTGATAGGCACCATCGGTGAGCGCGGTGCGATGGACCTGATGGCGTTCGTCAAGCTCGCTGATCAGTTGCCCTCGCTGGAGTCCATCAAGAAAGATCCGATGCAAGCCAAGGTGCCCGAGTCGGATGCTGCGGTGTGTATGGTGGTCTACCGCACGCTGGCTGTGATCGAGGCCGGGTGGGTTTCCGCGTGGATGGACTACATGCAGCGGCTGGACAAGGAGGCACAAGGTCTGTTTGCCAACGGCGTGCGTAACAGCAAGTACGACCGGCAAGCGGTGGTGATGCAGAACAAATCGTTCCGTGACTGGGCGCTGGCTAACAACTTCATGTTCGCAGCGGACAAGAAGTAAGGAGAACAACATGCTGATGATCGGTAAACAACTGACCGCTGAGCAGCGGCTGACCAAGGGTGTCGTGGACATCATGGGTAATCTGAAGTACGTGGCACTCGCAGGCGTGCTCATGGTGGGTAAGCGTGAGGTGAGTGAGACGGTGCCAACCGCCTGCACTAACGGGCGTGACGAGATGTATGGACGTGCGTTCGTCGATGAGTTTGGGGATGCCGAGCTGCGGTTCGTCGTGCTGCACGAGTGCTATCACAAGTTGTACAGGCACCTCACCACGTGGCGTCATCTGTACGACGAGAACCCGCGCCTTGCGAACATGGCATGCGACTACGTGATCAACATCAAGCTGGTGGATGACAACAAGGACGGGTTCGCTCGGATGCCCATGCGTAACGGCAAGCCTGTGGGTCTGATCGACGAGCGGTTCCGTGGCATGAACGCTGCACAGGTCTACAAGATCCTGAAGGATGAGAACGACGACGATGATGGTGGTGGCGGGGGTGGTGAGAGTGGCGACAACGGGCTCGACTCGCACGACTGGGAGGGTGCCGAGGAGATGAGCGACGAGGAGCGCAAGACCCTTGAGCGTGACATTGACGAAGCCATCCGGCAGGGTGCGTTGATCGCAGGAAAACTTGGCACCGGTGGGGATCGTGACATTGAGGCACTCCTCAACCCCAAGGTCGATTGGCGCGAGGCGCTGCGTGAGTTTGTCACGGCAACCTGCGCAGGTAACGATTACTCCACGTGGAAACGACCCAACCGTCGGTTCATCGGTGCGGGAATATACATGCCATCCGGCGTGAGTGAGAAGGTGGGCGAGCTGGTGATTGCCATCGACACGTCGGGCTCCATCGGTAGCCGTGAGCTGTCCCGGTTCTTGGGCGAGGTGCAGGGTATCTGTGCAACCGTCAAGCCTGATGCGATCCGGCTCCTCTACTGGGACACCGAGGTGTGTGCCGACGAGAAGTATGTGGATGCAGAGATCGAGAACTTGGCCGCAAGCACCAAGCCTGCGGGGGGTGGTGGCACCCGTGTGTCCTGCGTACCCAGATATATCACCGAGCATGGCATCAAGGCGCAGGCAGCGGTGGTGCTGACAGATGGTCATCTGGGTGGGGACTGGGGCTCATGGTCCATGCCCGTGCTCTGGTGCATCGTCGATAACAAACACGCTCACCCTGACTGTGGGAAAGCAGTGCACGTGAATGACTTGAACGATTGAGATAACACAACTGGAGAACCAACATGGCATACGGACATAAAAGCGTCGATGAGATTGTTTACAGCACGAAAGGCGCTATCGAAAACCAAGCGGGTATAGCTGCGCGGTATGAACACACCCCGTCGGCAGCAGAGCTTGACGGTGTGTACGTGATACGGGAACTAGCGCACTTCTGTACTGAGGTGCGGCGCTACCATCGGAAAATAAAGTTTGGCGTGCACAGCAGTGCCACTGGGTATGACTACAAGGAGGCGAGCGACGGCTCGGGCTCGGCGATTGTGTTCAACGAGATGTGGGCGTACTTTGATGGGGACGATTACGCTGTGATGCGGCTGGGCTACGCCGATTACAACGTCGGGCCGTCTGCAAAACCCACGTTTGGTGTGTACTCACGTCTTATCAGAAATGAGAAGTACGACAAGGGGCGCAGGCAGTACCACATGGCGACGACCGAGCACCTCCCTCGGGCGGTCAAGAACGTGCAGAAGTACATGAAGCCATACACGTTGGCCGAGCGTGCGGGGTTGACGTATGACGACTTCAGGTATGCGGTGGACCATCAGATCTCGGTGCCGCACAACATGTTCAACAAGAGTCTGTCCTCGGTGTGGCACCACAGTGCGCTCACAAGCGAGCTGACCGCGCTGATCCAGAGCGGGTACACGTTCACCGATGCGTCATTCCACAACACCGTGATGAGTCTGATCGAGGCGCAAGCTACACGCACGGCGATGGCAGCTAAGCAGCACCACGGGTGGTATGTCACGGTGCGGGAGAGTAACGCGGCACAAGTGTTTGACGTGCTGTCGATATACGACATCAAGCGCACGTCGCTGACCGATGTTGTCCGCAGCGCCGGTACGAGGACATACGCGATGGACGAGCTGGACGCCGAGCACCCGGAGTTGTTTGGCAAGATCGCTGCGCTGTCTATGGTGGACAAGGGCACGCTCATTGAGGACGTGGGTATGCGGGTAGCTGACAATGCGTTCTGGGTGCTGCGATGAACACAATCACACTTCCTCCGGCGCAGACCCCTGACAAGGCAGTACGGGAGATTGTCACAGGACAGAGCGGGCCGTCAGCCCGAGCAGTCATCCTGCACTACGTGATGCAGTTCGATACGAACCTTGCATCCGCAGGTAAAGAAGTTTTGACGATGATTGATGATGATCGCGTCTATCGGGTGAGTATCTTTCCTGATGGTGTCGATGTTGTCTGTTTTGGACTTAGTAGTATTGACTCTAAGTTGGAAGGTCACTATGATCGTGTAGACGATCTACCCAACTGGGTCAAAGAACGCCTTGCTGTTTTGAACATGATGCCGCCCAAACCTCCGACGAACATTGTCGAGGGGATCGGTCGTCGGATTTCTACCAACGTGTACTGGGTATACAACTCAGACATTGCTAACTCTTGAAGGAAAGAACCATGCCACGCACTCGCAGTCGTACAGCCAAGATCCGCCGCATGATCGAAGAAGGCCACGACACAAAAACAATCGTCGCCAAGCTGCGTTGTAAACCGCAGCACGTCTACAACGTGCGCTACAAGATCAAGGTGAAAGAAGGACTGGGATCTCTTGCCCCGTCCACGCCCATGCCAAACGAAGGCATAGGAACTGGTATCGCTTCTGCGCCGCCCATAGCCGAGGTCCCGCCCACATTTCGATTTGATCCTGCACCGGTCAAAGCCGAAGGCGCACCGATCCCCGGGGCCATCATTGAGATCGAGCCGCCCAAGCCCACGCTGTGGCAACGCATCAAGGGGTGGTTCAAATGAGTGTATGCAGCAACTGCGGAAGCTGGAAGTCGCAGGTGAAGGAGAGCCGCAGGGACACTAGGTACGGCTGGAAGTGGCGATTACGAGACTGCTCGGAGTGTGAGCACCGGTGGAGCACCTACGAGGTGCCCGCTGAAATGTTATCGGTCGACGGTGAAGGCGACCCGAACGGGAGGTTGGAGCGATGAACCGAGACGAGATCCTGAAGATCGCTGCTGAGGCCGGAGCGTTTCCAGAACTGTCTGAGACGCCAGAAAAAGATATGGCATTTCTGATGCGCGTTGTAGAGCGTGTTGCAGCCTACGAGCGTGAGCGGTGCATCCTGATGCTGGAGCGCCTGCACGAGCAGGTAGGTGATCGGCACAACTACTACTTGCACGCAGCCAAAGTGCTGAAGGGGGAGATATGACCGAATCTTTCTTCATCGGCTGGGCCGTGGGCATCGTGCTTGGCTATGTGATCTGGGCACCTGAGACACGGTTCAAGAAGAACTTTGTTGACGGTCTGACACTGCGGTTTTTGTGGAGACGGAGATGAGGCACCACCGTCTGTACTACGTCATGCTCGACAAAGCCCGCAAGTTTTCGTTTGGCTACAGCAACTTCATCGTCACGCCGTATCTAGGTCGGGCGCGGTACTACGCGAAGCGGCTGAAACGGAAAGACCGGCAGATTGATGTACGAGAGCGTGGTAAACGTGGGTATGTATTGAAAGGGAGTTGGCTATGAGCATCGAGGTAATGCGACAGGCGCTGGAGGCGTTGGATCATGAAGCCAACAAAGGCAACGACAACGCATATCAGTGTGAACGTGATGCCCTCCGCGCTGCCATCGAGCAGGCTGAGAAGCAGGAGCCGGTGGCGTGGATGTACGACTTTTTGTCAGACAACCGAGACGAAGTGATTCGAAATTGGGTTACGCAATCGCAGGATGACATCACACGAGAGAACGGTTTCAACGTTCGACCGCTCTACACTGCACCGCGCGAATGGGTCGAACTGACGGACGACGAAGCGCGCGCGCTGGTTAATCGAGCGACGTTCGGCGATAGAACAAACTGGCAAGCGTTGGTTTACATGGTCGATGCAAAGCTAAAGGAGAAGAATCATGGCTAAGCCCATGACCCGTGTCGAGTGGGAGAACTGGGTTGAGAAGGCGTGGGCCACGGCTCAGGAATCAGCGAAAGAACCAAAGGAATGGGTCGGGCTGACGGATGAGGAGATCAAAGAGATCATCGGCCCGTGGGGTGATACACCAATTAAGGGCTATACAAGAAAGTTATTCGATCAGATCGAAGCAAAGCTAAAGGAGAAGAACACATGACCCCGGAAGCCAAGGTCAAGCGACGAGTTGTCGCGCAACTCAAGACACTCGGTGCCTATTACTTCTACCCCGTCACGGGTGGATACGGCAGTAGCGGGGTGCCTGACATCGTAGGGTGCTACGACGGAAAGTTTTTTGCCATCGAATGCAAAGCGGGGAGGAACACACCGACTCCGCTGCAACAGAAGAACCTATCTGACATCACCGCCCAAGGTGGTGCAGTGCTGGTCGTTAATGAAGACAACCTAGAAGGAGTTACACCGTGGATCAACTCACTATGAAGAAGCCCAAGGGTCGGGTAAACCCGCCTTACGACACAGGCAAGGTAAAGATTGGCTGGGCGTACACGCCTCGCCCACCGCTTTACAACGACCGCGATGCGGATCGTTTGCAGACTGCACTTCTCAACACCACACCCCGTAAAGCTGGAGGCCGCTGATGGAAAACCAAGAAGACAACAAACTGGACCCCGAGTACGAGCGTGGGTTCATCGATGGCATGAAGACGCAAGCCCAACGCCAAGCCAATTCAAACGACGCATACGTTGCCGGGTGGAATGCAGCGATAGAAGTAGCAACGACGCAGGTTGCGATGTTCTTGCGGAGCATGCGCAAATGACAATGAAGGATGAAATCGAACTTGATTTGATGGTGGCCGAGTTGGAGCACGAAAACAAACAACTGAAGGATGAGAATGAGCAACTTAGACAAGCCCTTGCCGGAGCCAGCGCAGCAAATAGCCGACTCCAAGATGCGCTGGAACGCATCCTTGCCGTATCCCGCATGGCCCTTTGGGGAAGTGGACCCGAAGGAGTTAGCCAAATGGGGGCGCAAGCACGAGAAAAAACACGCAACGCCGGATGATGTGGAGGAGGCGCTATGGTAGAGAAGACGCTGGCTGAGATCATAGCCAAAGCAGATGACACGCAGGTGGGTGGCTCACATTACAAAGACATGGCGGTGCAGCCGTGGACGGTGATGGAGGCCGTGCTCACGCACGAAGAGTTCATCGGATTCCTCAAGGGCAACATCATCAAGTATTCGATGCGCCAAGGCCGTAAAGGGGACGACGATGGAAACAAAGCACTGCACTACATACAGAAACTGAACGAGATGGAGAACCGCTATGCTTGATGATCGTATCGAGCGGGAATTCCTGCGCTTTGACGCAGACAACCCGTGGGTGTACACGCACTTGCGTGGTATGGCCCTACGGCTGAAACGCACCGGGCGTGATTCGTATGGGATCGCTGCGCTGTTTGAGGTGCTGCGCTATGAGCACGCAGTGCAGACTATCAGTGACGACGGGCTCAAGTTAAACAACAACTACCGTGCGCTGTATGCACGCAAGCTGGCGCAAAACGAACCGGAGCTGCGTGAGTTCTTCAAGTTCCGCGTGCGCCGCCCCCGATACGACCCCGACCAGATCAGCATGGCCGGAGACACCCCTGCCCCTGCGGTTGATGCGTGGGACAAACCCATCCGGAAAGAAGCACCATCATGGACCTGATCACGATTGATTTCGAAACGTACTACGACAGGGACTATTCACTGTCAAAGATCACAACCGAGGAGTACGTACGCAGCCCGCAGTTTGAAGTGATCGGCGCAGGTGTGAAAGTAAACGACACACCTGCGCAGTGGGCGAGCGGAGAACCCGAAGACGTTAAGCGGTGGTTGCAGACATCGTTCAACTGGGTCGACTCGTTTGTCCTTGCGCACAACACAATGTTTGACGGTGCCATCCTCGCATGGCATTTCGGCATTCATCCTCGCGGTTGGCTGGACACCCTGTGCATGGCACGTGCCCTGCATGGGGTAGAGGTGGGGGGTAGCCTTAAGGCGCTGGTCGAGCGGTACGGGTTAGGCGAGAAGGGGACTGAGGTCATCAACGCCATCGGTAAGCGTCGCATGAACTTCAGCGAGGCCGATTTGAGTCGGTACGGGGACTACTGCTTGAACGACGTGAACCTGACGTACAAGTTGTTCCAGAGGATGTCTAAGAAGTTTCCGAAGCAAGAGCTGCGGATCATCGACCTGACCCTGCGCATGTTCATTGAGCTTGTTCTTGAATTAAATAAGACGTTGCTGGAGGAACATCTTAACGAGACGGTTGCTCGCAAAGAACGACTACTGCTCGACTGTGCAGCGGACCGTGAGGACCTGATGAGTAATAACAAGTTTGCCGAGCTGCTGCGAGGGTATGGGGTGGAGCCGCCGATGAAAGTCAGTCCGGCCACAGGCGAGCAGACTTACGCGTTTGCCAAGAACGACGAGTCATTCAAGGCGTTGGCCGAGCACCCAGACGAGCGGGTGCAGGCGCTCATTGCGGCTAGGCTGGGTAACAAGTCAACGCTGGAGGAGACCCGCACGCAACGGTTCATCGAGATCGCATCGCGTGGCAACTTGCCTGTGCCCATCCGCTACTACGCTGCGCATACAGGTCGGTTCGGTGGGGACGACAAGATCAACATGCAGAATCTGCCGAGCCGTGGGGAGAATGCGAACAAGTTGAAGAAAGCCATCGTCGCACCGCCCGGGCACACATTGATCGACGCAGACTCATCGCAGATTGAAGCGCGGGTGCTGGCGTGGCTGGCCGAGCAGGACGATTTGGTGGAAGCGTTCGCCAACAAGGAGGACGTGTACAGAAAGATGGCAGCGGCGATCTACGGTGTGGCTGAAGATCAGATTACTAAAGATCAACGGTTCATCGGTAAGACCACAATTCTCGGTGCAGGGTACGGCATGGGGGCGGTGAAGTTCCAAGCGCAGCTAAAGACGTTTGGCGTGGACATGGAGCTGGACGAAGCCCGACGCATCATCGACATCTATCGGCGCACCAACGACAACATCACGCGACTGTGGCGACAAGCCCAGAATGTGCTGGTCAACTTGTCACGGGGTGACCCCGCACCGTTGGGTCGGGCCGGAGTGTTGGAGGTGGTGCCTGCCGAGACAGCGATACGACTACCCAGTGGGCTGCTGATGCGGTACGATGACTTGAAAATTTCTGAGGGTGAGAAGGGTATCGAGTTTCACTATCAGACCCGCAAGGGACGCACGCGCATTTACGGGGGCAAAGTAATTGAGAACGTGTGCCAAGCCATCGCACGCTGCATCATTGCTGAGCAGATGTTACGTATCCACAAGCGGTACAAGGTGGTGCTGACTGTACACGACGCCATCGCCGTGTGCGTGCGAGATGTGGACGTGGAAGACGCCCGGGCCTACGTCGAGGAGTCGATGCGTTGGGTGCCTGACTGGGCCAAGGGATTGCCGGTTAACTGTGAATCAGGAGTTGGGAAATCGTATGGAGACTGCTGACGTTTTCATGGACTACGCGCACCCGGTGTTGCAGGCCGAGCGGGCATTGAAGGCATTACACAATGCAATGCTCTCGCACGATCATCGCGGTGCAATCGAGGCGGGCTATCAAGCTATCGTCGAAGTTCGGATGGCTATCGCAGCCATACGTGAGGATCAGGTGAAAACTTCATGGTAACTATACCCGCATGGTCCTTCTCGTCGATTAAGACATTTGAACAATGTCCGAAGAAGTTTTATCACTTGAAAGTCGCCAAAGATTTTGAGGAAGACCACAACGCTGAGCACTTGCTCTATGGCACACGTTTCCATGAAGCCGCCGAGTTGTACATACGTGAAGGTGAACCGCTACCGCCGGAGTTTGCTTACGCACAGAATGTCTTGGACAAGTTGAACAAGCTGCCCGGTGTGAAGTTATGCGAGTACGAGATGGGGCTGACCGCTGATCTTGCACCGTGCGGGTTCAAAGATCCCAATGTGTGGTGGCGCGGTATCGCTGACCTGATCATCATTGACGATGAGGGCATGGCGCGGGTGCTTGACTACAAGACAGGTAAGAGCGCCAAGTACGCCGACAAAGGCCAGTTGGAGTTGATGTCGCTGGCCGTATTCAAGCACTTCCCCGAGGTGTTGTACGTCAAGGCAGGGTTGTTGTTTGTGGTGGCCGGTGCGTTCATCCGCGCCGAATACACCCGCAACAGCGAGGGCGAGATGTGGGAGAAGTGGTTGACCGATTACGGTCGCATGAAGGCCGCATACGAGACAAACGTATGGAACCCTCGCACGTCAGGATTGTGCAAGAAGCATTGCGTCGTTTTATCATGCCCGCATAATGGGAGAGCGTGATGGAAGAAGTTACTCAAGACACCGCAACTCTCGCGTTGATGATGGAGCGTGAGGTAGACAAGCGCGTAGTGATGTCCCTGATGCGGCTGATCGATCCGACCGAAGACGAGCGAATCCACCAGTTGAACCTGCGTATGGCCGAACAGACCATGGACAGTCGTGACCGTGGAAAAATTCAACAAATGGTTGCTGGTCTAATCGTAAACATCTTGCTGCGTGATGGTTCCCTGATGCACGAGGTCAGGAGTAAACTCACTCAGATGAAACAAAAACATATCGTGGAGTAAGTTATGCCTTACACCAAATCACCACGCCCGTACAAGGCTGAGTATCAGAAGCAGCTTGCCCGTGGCGAACACGCCGACCGTATGGAACGCCAGCGAGCGCGTCGCGCAATGGATGCCAGTTCTCCTGATAAAGACAACGACGGGACGGCAGACAAGCGTGAAGGCAAAGACATCGACCACGTGAAGATGTTATCTAAAGGCGGGTCAAACAAGACCGGCCTGCGCCTTCAGACCCCTGCGAAAAACCGGGCACGCAATGGTCACAGCGTGCGCGAACCGGGCGGCAAAAAACCCTCTTGACCTGTGCCGGGTAACCGGCTACATTGAAGATTCGATGCAGCGCGAGCGAGTGGGGAAGCCACTCCGCTCCGCATACGCATCTGCGGAGAACTGATGAAGATTATAGATAACAAGGCGCTGCTGCTGCGGGTACGCAACCCCCAGCAGATAACGACCGTCATTCCTAAAAGTAAAGAGCTGCCCGGTAACGAGGTTGTCGTTCACTGGGGCCTCGACGAAGCACAAGTGCTCCGCAATCTGCGTATCAAGAACGTCCCCTCCCCCATCCTCGGGCGCTACGACTGGCCCGGCCAATACAGACCCTTCAATCACCAGCGCACCACGGCTGCGTTCCTCACGATGAACCGGCGTGCGTTCTGCTTGAATGAGCAAGGCACCGGCAAGACAGGCTCCGTCATCTGGGCCGCTGACTACTTGATCCGAGCAGGCCGAATCAAACGCGTGCTGGTGATCTGCCCGCTGTCAATCATGGACTCAGCATGGCGTGCTGACTTGTTCAAGTTTGCCATGCACCGCTCAGTGGACATCGCCTATGGTGCCAAGGACAAGCGCCGTGCCGTGATCAACGGCCCCGCCGAGTTCGTCATCATCAACTATGACGGTGTTGAGATCGTCGCCGACGACATCGCACGGGGTGGGTTTGATCTGATTGTGGTTGATGAAGCCAACGCCTACAAGAACGCTCAGACCAAACGCTGGAAGGTGCTCAACTCGCTCCTCAAAGCGGACACGTGGCTCTGGATGTTGACGGGCACGCCCGCTGCGCAGTCGCCGCTCGATGCGTATGGGCTGGCAAAGCTGGTCAATCCGCAAGGCGTGCCGAAATACTTCACGTCTTTCCGCGACATGGTGATGACCAAGTTGACGAACTTCCGATGGATACCCAAAGAGAACGCAACACAGACGGTATACAACGCGCTGCAACCTGCCATCCGGTATACCAAGGACGAGTGCCTTGACCTGCCTGAGATGACCTACACCCGGCGCAACGTCGAGCTGACCAAGCAGCAGCAGAAGTATTACGACCTGCTGAAGAAACGCATGGTGATCCAAGCCGGAGGCGAAGAGATCACGTCGGTCAACGCTGCCGTCAACATGTCCAAACTCCTTCAGATCAGTTGTGGTGCCGTGTACTCCGATACGGGCGAGACACTGGAGTTTGACATCAGCAAACGGTACGACGTACTGACCGAAGTCATCGACGAGTCAAGTCAGAAGGTGTTGATCTTTGTCCCGTTCAAGCACGTTATCAGCATCCTGTCCCAGAAGCTGACCGCAGACGGGTACGAAAATGAAATCATTAGTGGTGACGTTTCCGCAGGTAAGCGCGCTGACATCTTTACACGCTTTCAAAACGAAGCTAACCCCCGGGTGCTGATCATCCAGCCCCAAGCTGCCGCCCATGGCGTCACGCTGACTGCGGCCAACACGGTGGTGTGGTGGGGGCCAACTGCGTCACTGGAAATCTATTCGCAAGCCAACGCCCGGGTGCATCGAAGCGGGCAACATCACCCTTCCACGGTGGTTCAACTTGCTGGTTCAGGTATAGAAAGACACGTTTACAACTTATTGGATAAGAAAATCGACGTACACGCGAAAATTGTTGATCTTTACAAGGAGCTGCTTGCATAAACCACAAAATGCCACTATAATGACTATTCCATTCCCCAAGGAGAACAACGTGACTGAAGAAGCACCCCCCATCCCAGTTGAAAAGCTGGTCAAGGTTTACCTCAAGATGAACGGCAAGTTGGGCGAACTCCGAGCAGCGTACGAAGCCGAGGAGAAGGCGCTCAAGGAGCAGATGACGACAATCAAGTCGGCGCTGCTGGCGTACTGCAAAGAGCAGAACGTGGAGTCGGTGCGAACCGGCGAAGGTTTGTTTTATCGCGGCGTGTCTACGCGCTACTGGACAAATGATTGGGAGGCGATGGGCAAGTTCGTGGTCGAACACAACGTGCCCGAATTGCTGGAGAAGCGTCTGCATCAAGGCAACATGAAGCAGTTTCTGGAAACAAACCCGGACGCGCTGCCCCCGGGCCTGAACGTGGACAGCGAGTACACCATCACAGTAAGGAGAAAGTAATGAGCACGCTTGAGCGGCTCGTGCCGATTGAAGATGTAGCCAAGCACTTCACGGTGTCTATTTCAACGGTACGTGCGTGGGTCCGACAGGGGCTCATTCCTAAAGAGACGTACATACGGATAGGTAACACCTATCGGTTCAGCATCCCCAAAATTCTGGAAGCCGTAACGAAGAACCCCACCGAGGAGCCGACGCCAAGCCAACTCCCGGTACAACTTGAACTTGATCTTGGCAACCCTGACAAAGACCTTTAAGGAGAACTTCATGTCGAACGCTATGACTCTGTTTGCTAATCAAT